GAAATGCTCGTATTGATACCGGGAATTGTTGTGCCGGTGATCGTAGAGACGGACCCCTCCAGCGCGTCAATATCATCCTCTGCAGTATCTACGCGTCCATCCAGCGCGCCAATATCATTGTTAATGCCGGGGATGGTCGTATCGTTTAAGGTGTCCATAGAGTTTTCAAGGGCCTGAATCCTCAAATTAAGAGCGCCCCAGAATGCATCATAATCAACGATTTCCGTCCAGTAATCCTGATTGCTGATATCAATACCGGCGGGAACAGGTCTTGTAGAAATATATCCATGCCCTCCATCGGTAACAACTGACCATGCCTGGTATTGTTTGGTAATGTCCCAGATCCCGCACGGCGTGATATGGTTGGCCGCTTCAAAGTCACTCATTTCATGATAGAGCTTTTTAATGGCAGCAAGGATCCAGTCCAGGTTCAGCTCATGAAAATCGGTGTAAGGGTATTCGTGTAAAAATCCCATGTTTATTACCTCCTTATGCATATACCGGTATAATATACTCGGTCAAAAACAGGTCCGTGATATGGTCGTACAGGTTCCATTCAGCTACGGAGAGTTCTGCCAGGAGCATCTCCTGGGAAGTTGTGACACCAATATTCCCGAAAAGGTGCGCTTTGTGCTGCAATAATCTATTCCGGGAAGCTGCGCGGGTGTCTGCCGTGCTTTCCTGTCCGCTTTCGCTTTCGTTATCGCTCCGGTTTTCAGTGTTTGAAGCAGTGCCGGAGCCGTTCGTGACTGTGTTCGTGCTGGTCGTGCTTCCTGTCGTGGTGTCGCTCCGGTCTTTCGCTTGGTAAGTAGAAGCATCGAACGCGCTCACCTTGTTTTCGGTCCCCTGACTTCCGGTGTCGGTCCCATCTGTACTAGTTGCCGCAAAACTGGCATTGCTTGCGTTTGCATCGGTATGCCCGGAAGCATCTTTTTTCCTGCTATCTGTCCTTGTGCCGCTCCGGGTCTCGGTGTCCCCGATCCCTTCCGTGTCCGTATATTCTTCGTGCCGGTCGTAATTGTTTAAGGGGTCGTACTCGATCGCAAGAGCCGCAACCCATTTTTCGAGGGTCCATTTCCACTTCCCCAGCCAGGTATAAATACTTTCCTGCATGAAATAGGGGTCCGAGTAAATAACTTCAAACTCTCCGCCGCGTAAGAGAATATTATTTACAAGTACGCCTTTGTCTACCCCTGCCGGAAGGTTATCAAACGCCTTGAAAAGGTCGTCCGAACTTTCTGTCATCCATCTATTAAACCCTAGCAGGGTCATTTTCGCGCTGCTCATTTGTTACCCCCTCTCCGGGATCGAAGCGCAGACGCGCTGCAAGTCCCAAATTATAATGATCATTTACAAGTTTGATCGAGCTTTGCAGGCAATCCAGCCATACGGTAGCGCGGGTGATGCTGTCGATCTGGCGGCTTTCCGCTTCACTGGTCACCATGCGCTCTTTCTTTTCGTAGGGAATGGTAGGTATACCGATCTCTGCATCGAAGTTATTAAGGATAGTCTGGAAGTCGCGCAGCTGGTCCGTAGTAAGATAGGAAGATTTAAGATCCTTCCTTTCGAGAAACTGCCACGGCTCCGCCTTGTCGGTCGGATCGTTCAGCAATTTCTGGTCATAAACTACTGCAGGCTCTCCCCGGTTCACCAGATCCAGCATTTTCTTTATCGCCTGCCCGGCCTGCTTGTTCCGGGCCGCGATCCAGAAAGCAAATTTGTTGTTTACCAGGGAAATGTTGATTGCATTATCCAATAAAGAAAGCTTTTCGGCGTAGTATTCAATAATATCCCACACACCGTAATAGTCCGGGGTCAGCTGCAGCAGCTCGCAGTCCTTTCCGATGGTCAGCTCGGTCATAAGATCCGGATTATTGATAAGAACGGATACCGGCTGATAATAGAAGTTAAAGCCGGACAAGGTGCAGGGCTGGAAGAATTTACCATGCGGGGCATCTTCCGAAACTGCGACAAAACCGAACCGGAACAGACACCAATACAGGAAATTCTTGATATTTCCTTCCCAATCCTCCGGCACGGTCAGCTCTATTGCACTGCAAGCCCTCTGAAAAAGGGACCGCTCCCAATACCAGAAAGCGCGGTTGTTGTAACTCTTTATGCTGGAAGGGGAACGAGTACCGGCAGCCAGATTCAGCTGTTCATAATTGCGCGGTATGTACTGCATCTCTTACCTCCTATTCATAATAATTTGCAAACACCCAGGCGGTCAGGTGGTCGAACTTGTCAGCTTTCGGGATCGGGAACGCCTGCACCCCTCCGGCGTAAGTCTTAATTGAAGGTGTGAGAACCTCCGACTTTGCATCTGTTAAGAACGAAATATCGTATTTTACATCGATGATGTGATACCCCGCCGGAAGTTTGATATATCCCCCGGAAGGGGAAGCCTTAATGGAAGGACTGACACTGATAAGCATTTCCTGCCCATCTGACACAATGCGAAACTCATACCAGCGGCCCCGGTTTGTATATGGAAATATTCTTGGTTCAAACATGGCTTACCTCTCTTTCAGGATCTTGTTGACAAGGGCCTGTACCGACTTGTAATCATATCCGGCTGCTGTCAGCCGTTCCCGGCGTTCTGCTCCGTTTCCCCATTTGCCGTCTATCACCTCCAGCGCGATCTGGCGCATGTCCGGCGCAGATGTGAACAGGTCATGTTCTTTTATCCTGCGCTTCACCAGTCCGGGAAGGGTCTTTCCGCTTCCTTTTACATATAGAAGCATTTTGGCCGCAATCTGTGCCTTTGTCCTGGTGTTCTTTGCGGTCAGCTGCGTGATGCTTCCGACATTGAAAGCAAAAGAAACCAGTGCATCAAATTCATTTTGCGTCCAGTGATAAACCGGATCCGACAGGGAAACATGGGTTTCATATTTCTGTACATCTTTTCGGAGAAGGTCCAGGGCCTGCTCATAGGTTATGTGCATACCTGGCAGCACGTCCGGCCCGTAGTGTCCGAAGCCGATCGTGTAGTAGGTTTCCGACTTTACCGGCTTGTATGCAGTCAGCCGTAAGCCCTCGAAGGACTTTATAAGATCTAGTCCGGTATCACTTACTTTCATTATCGAATTCTCCCAGCTTATCACAAAGCCTTGTAATTACAAGGGTGTTATTGTTTAGAGCTTCCGTGACTTCGGTCATTTCCTGCTTATGCTCCGATGTGATGCGGTCGATCTGCTCCCGGAAGCTGTCCATCTGGTATTTGATGAAGTACCCCATGAAGATGCAGGCTGCGATTGGAAAGCCAACGGTAGAAATAATGGTCACAATGTCGGGCATCGGTTTAACCTCCTGTTTTCAATTTTGCCCGGGCGTTGGAGCGCCCGGGCGTGGGGAAAGATAAGGATAATGGGGTGGCATTAACCCATGTAGAAGATAACTGCATTCTCGGTATAATCTGCCATGATGTTCTTGGAGAAGGTCCACCAGATATTTCTGTAACGCTTCCGGGCCTCGACAGGGGTAGTCAGGGCATCTTCCAGCTGATAGTCCATCATAAGGGCATCTTCATCGAAAATCATGCCGACTACATAGTCAAGTGCTACGGGGGTTCCGGCGATAATTGCGCCGGTTCCGACATTTACAACAGCGGGGGTGCAGCTGATCGCTGCCCGGTCGTTCTGGTTCTGCCAGAAGGTCACACCTTCATAATTTTCCAGGGACAGATACTGCGGGTTAAAGATCTCCGGAAGGACATACGCTTCTGCCTTGGTAAACAAGGGAGAATACAGGACCGCTTTCTGCTTACTCTTGGGAGTATGGCGAAGCAGGGTATATCCGGGACGGGAGGGGGTCCAGTGATACTTTGCACTTCTCTCTTCCATATAATCGGACACCAGCTTGAACTGTGCCACAAAGAACTTAAGGAAGCTGTCAAGGTAGGTGGTCAGCAGGTCCTGTCTGGTATAGGACGTGCTAAATTCTGCATTGTATGCTGCAGTCAGGTCGATCACGGAACCGGGCATTACAGAAGACATATCATAAACACCGGCAATGTGATTGATAACAGCAAGGCGGTTAAAGGCTTCCTTCTGGCTCTCGATGTCGTTGGCCTTTTCGGTCATGATACCGGCGACAAATTCGCCGAATTCGCTTTCGGATCTGAAGGCCTTTTTCAGCTGGTCCTCATATACAGTGGTGCTGTCCTGCCAAACCGACTGCCCGCCGAACTGGACCTCGAGGGGTTGGGGCTGATTCTGAACCCACATAGATTTAGTGGACTGCGGAGTGCCGCCGCTCTCGTTCTCGCCGTTGTCGAAGCCGTCCGCAAGGTTCGTGAAAAGCTGGGTATTCCAGTCGCCGGACGCCTGCGATTCACGGGAATAAAAACTAATCTTGCGCAGTCTGCTGGTATATGCTCCGGTGTTCAGTGCATCAATGATGCGCATGCGCGCTTTGTAGGGTCTCACGGCCATCAGGGTGCGGCCGATCACCATAGAAAGTGCGTTCAGGGTGTTCTCGGTTCCGGTTGCCAGGACGGTTTCGCCTGCGGAAACGAAAGAGGAAGAGTCAACAGCCTGGATGGTTGCGTCCTGGCCGGTTGCTTCCTTTACTAAAAGATTCATGAGGACATGACAGTCCTGCGGGGTAAGTACTCTTGCCATATGTTTTCCTCCTTACATAAAGCCTTTTATGATTGCCGCCAGCTGATCCTCGTCTGATTTTGGGGCCTGTGTGTTCGCATAATTTTGGTTGATATTGTTCTTTTGGGACTCTTTCAGCTGATCCTGCAAGGTGGCAATCTGTTTCCTTAAATCTTCTATGTTGTCAGCCTGCTGGGGTGCGCCGGGCTCTGCTTCCTTCTGCGAATTCGGTTTTTCCGGCTCTGTGGCCAGCTGCTCCTTCGCTTCTTCGGGTTCGCCTGCAGCTGCGTCCGGCTGCGCTTTGCTCATCTGTAAGATTTCCTTAACATCGCTCACGCTGTAACCGGCCCGTGCAAGGGCTGCTACATCTGCTAAAAAGTTTGTTTTGTCGGGCATTTTCCTAGTCTCCTTTCTTATTAAAGAAGGGCGGCGGCTGTTAGCTGGTCAAGCTACCGGACCGCCTACGCGGTTAACCTTCCGGGGTGTGCCGTTCCGCCCTTATCTTCAATATATAACACTTTCTATTTTAAGTCAAATTTTTGTCACTCATAAAAGAACCCACCATTGAGGAAGGAATTGATTGCATCCCGGTCTACGCTTTCGCCGGCCAGATCAACCGAAGCCCCTTCACACTGAACATATCCCGAAAGGCTGCTAATTGTACGTTTTGCCATTAAGGGGATTCCATGCACTGCTGCACTTGCTCCGGGTGCTTCGCTGGTATCATGGTACACGATGAAAAGTTTGATATTATCATCCAGCGCGGCCATAGATCCGCCGGAGTATCCTCCGATGGTGCTTGGATTCGGCACAAGATTATTGAGAAGGTTAAATGCGCCGCCGGCGATACCAACCGCAGCACCCACGCCGCCGGTGATGATACCGGCCCCGGCTGCGATCACACTTGATACAACAGACCCGGGATTGATTGTAAGCGCACCGACCGGAATACTCATACCCGTATCAGCGGAGTAAGTACCAAGATCGATCGTATCCGCCGCCACCTTCACACTCATAACTCCGGTGGCTTCCTGAAGACCGAACTGCAAATAAATCTTATTCGTCCCAATGAAGTTGGAAGGGTTCAGCGTGATCACTCCGAAAAAGGGAATATATAAATACATTTGCGTATATGGTGAAGCGTTGCGCCAATCGCTCTTAATCCACGGAATATCAATGCTTATAGTTTGGTGCAAAAGTGCTTCCATCACGCTGGCCTGCACACCGGTGTCCCATTCTCCGAGCCATACATCTGCTGTTGGTGCGGTCGGCTCCCATGGTACCCATACGACCGACTTAATGCAGTCGATCGCATTACCCATTCCGAGAAACTGCCGGAAAAAGTTTGTAACGGTTTCACCGAGCCACTGCATCGATTCTTTAATCTGTTCCTTTGTGTCTCCCTGCACAGATGGTGGCTGATACTGGTTAAATATATTCCCGGTAAATCCATTCAATCCGGAAAGGATATTCCAGAGCTTCGCCCACGGCATCCCCCAGGTATGACATCCTGCAGTACCGGTTGCAGTCAGCCGGATGGATCCTGTTGTATTATGCGCCCAGGGCAACGCATGAGTAGCAGACGCAAAACCGATATTGGCGACCGGCTGCAGTCTGGGATCAATTATGTGCGAATTTCCATTCGTAGTATAAAGAATGTATGCGCTGGTGCTTCCGATCTCGCTTTTATAGGTGGCCAGCACATCTTTTTCACAATGCAGCTCTGTCAGTCCGTTGGCCACGGAAACAGTATTGGAAACAAAATAATAAGCTCCGAACGCCTGCACATAGTCGATATTGAACAGATCCCCCTGCAGAATGAAAACCGGGCTTTCGATGCTGGTATCTTCTTTCAATCTTACATCTATATCTGTGCCGGCTGTGCTGGGCTGCTTTGTGCTATTTCTTCTTTTTGAAAAGCCGGACCAGGTTGTTATACTCGGCATATTATTCTCCTTCCTCTACTTTGATTACATGGATCGCTTTTTCCGGGTGCGCTGTCATTTCCGGCAGGGCCGCCGCAACTGCGTCCTCCATCGTTTCATATTCGACTGGCGAATACTGGCTTTCTGTGATTACATATTGCATTAATTTATAAGCCATCACTAATACCTCCATATAAAAGCAGCGGCATGCCGGATAACCCCAACACGCCGCCGCGTCTGCGAGAGACTAGGCCGCCCGGCCTAGATTCAATATATCATGTTATTAATTAAAAGGCAAATCTTCAGGTTCTACATCGTAGAGCCACCCGAACCGATTTCAAAGCAGATCGTCCAGCTGGCTGTTGATGTTCTTCACATCATCCTCGGACAGCTTCGCGTAGCAGTGAGAATAATACTTTCCATCGGATCCCTTCCGGCTGGGGAAAGAAACGAAGTCGCCCTTCTTCCCCTCGATCATCGTAGCACCGTAAACGGTAACACCGTTGATTTCCATATCGAAAGCAACATTGCCATTGTCAAATTCATGCGCCCGCGTTACCTTAATATCAAAGCTGCTCTTTGCGCTCTCCGCGCTCTTTGTTCCTCTTGCCATTTTGTTTACCCTCCTATGTTTTAAGTGTTCTCTCGCATCAAATATCTAATGCGCCGCGCAGCTCCCGGATCTTGTTTTCCGTGTAGATCAGTCTGCCGCGCAGCGTTTCGAACAATTCCTCACTCGGAAGCGTGTATAAAACTTCCATCCGTGCAGCCGGGGAAAGGCCATTGAACCTTTCTATAAAGATGTCAATTTCCGCCTGGCTCTCCGGCATCATGTTTGGCTCGCTCATTTTTTAACCACTCCTTCTTTTCTTTCTTGAATTGTTTGGAGTACTTCTCCAGGATCTCAAACAATGCGATCTCGTTAATTTGGTCTTGTCCCAGCGGATCGACAACATACCAGTCTTCGCCTAGAAGATAATCAATCGCAAACTTCCGAAAGTCTGTATCAGATATGCCAACAGGAAAAATGTTGTCCTTGTCCTCCCGGTTGCCGTACTTCTCATTCATATATAATATGATTTTCAATCCTCCTGCACCTCCTGCAAAAGTTTTTCATCATAGATCTCATCCTCCAGCAGTCCGATGTCCTCCATGAAGCTGTCAAAGTATTCATGCGGGACCAGCGCACCTCTGAGACACCCGACAGCAGCCCGGCACTTCCTCATGATGGCCTGATCATCCATCCCCTTCTTCTGTGCCAGCTGGATGAAGCACTCCGTAAAGATATAAAGCTGATCCTCTGCGTTCCCATAGGCTGCCGCTATATTCGACATGATGCGAATGCAGCGCATGATTTCCTTATTATCCATTATTTCCCCTTTCTCTCCTAGCATCTTTCACCATGCGGATTAAGTTTTCCGCGTCCTTCGCCAGAAATTCTTCGAAAGCCTGCCGGGTCCGGAAGGATCGCCAGAGCAAACCTTCCGGCAGGATCGTTGCGGCCCAGGCTTTCATGTTCTTCCCGTCCGGGGTATTGTTGGTGATGCCCACCTTCAGTTCTCCCAGGTCGTACACATAACCCTTGACCAGCTTCGTTTTGACTTCTCCCCAGTTGCCCAAAATCTCATAAGAGCCTTTCTGTCGGATCTCACTTGGTCTCATTTATTGCTCTCCTTTGTGTTTCTGTCATGTGGTTTGTATCTGGCAGATTTCCATAATATTCTTCTGCCCGCTGGTAGTCCCAGTACTGGAAAGCATCTTCGATCAGCTCCCGGATGCACTGGCTCCGGGACTTAATGCCCCGGATCGCGTCCAGCTGGTTTATGTTCTGTTCGCTTAAGTAGAAAGCGTACTGTCTTGCATCATTCATGGTATTTTGCCTCCATTAAGTTTTCATATCTATCCTTTAACAGATCCTCGATCTGCTGAAGGTCATGCCCAGTCATTCCAAAAATATCAATCAGAATAAAACTAAGTTCCGTCAGTCTCCCGATGTAGCGGCCTTTTGCTTCCTCGCTGAGTTTAGGTGCAGAAATGTAATTCGCATACAATTCTTTATACCTGTTTACATATTCGGTTTTCCTGCGCTGAAGTTCTGAAATTATATCCATAGTCTCTCCTTTCTGTCCCACCGGACATATACAATATATCACACTGTGTTATATATTGCAACCCTAAATCTGGAAAATCTTTTTATAATTTATAATCAGGTCGTACATCGTATAGGTTTCGAAAATCATCTTGTCATAGATGCAGGCTTCCCGCAGCTCGAAAAGCCATTCCTTGAAAAATGCTTTCTGTTCGTTCTCCCGGTTCAGGTTGTACAGCTTTGCCTGATCGTTCCGGCTGGTGTTCATATAGTAGAATCCTTCCTTCATATAAATATAGAAGGTCCGCTTCTTATATTGCACCGATACCACCGGCCGAAAGCCTTTCATGTTTCGCTTTCCGACATTTGATATATCATCATAGGCGAAGTTGTTGCCGTAAGCCATCGCGCCCCAATCGGTATCATACATGGCCCGGTATACAATGTTGTTATGTTCTGCTTCATCGAATTCCTCCGAATTTTTCAAGAGGTGCAGAAGTATGCCCCGGTCTTCCAGGATCCGCAGCTCTTCCCCCTTTGCCTGCATGTCGGCAAATTCATCCGTGACTTCAAAGAAATTAAAGATTGGATTGGAAAGCCGAACCGCATTGGCCAGCATGATCAGCTGCATCGGATCCTTCCCCCGGTGTACCCGGTCGCGGTCCAGCGTCTTATAAAGGTCCATCACCTGCTTACCTTCGTTCCGGTTCACCTTCTCCCAGGGCTGCGGGATAAATTCATCGAAAATCAGCGGGTCGATCATCCGGGGAAATTCGAAGCCTTTTATGTTCCGCAGGGCGTTCAGGCTTAAGATGTACCCGATCGGGAAGCCCTCGGCCCCGTCCTCGCCGTGGTTCCAGAAGCCGCCGATACCCTTTGAAATCTGTTTCGGCTGTACATTCCATCCCAGATCCCGGTTAAGGCTGTTGAACGGAGAGAAGGAAATGAACGCATCACCCGCGCTGGCTCCCTCGCAAAGGATCTTCACATCATCATTGGTCCTTTTGGTGAAAGCAAAGTCCTTTCCATCTTCCTTACACATGCGCAGGGTTGAATAGGTTTTTCCGGTGTTACGGCCTCCAACAATGAAATTAAGCCAGCACCCTTTCGCCAGATCGTCCCGCACATCATAATAGTATTTACTCTTCTTCATAAACTTGCACCTCTATTTCTTCCTCAAATATCTTTTCCCATTCGATGTCGTATACTGAATCAAGCATATAGTCGCATGGGCTTAAGTCGATACTGTCGCCGGTTTCGTTCCCGTTTTCATCTATATAAATATCATTATAGAAGTAAGTGTGCTGCTGTTTCCCGGTCTGGGATCCGGAGAAGATGAACCCCTCCGCGAAGTTATTTATATCATCCTGCAGACAGACTGCGCCCTTTTTCGGCACTCCGGCAACCGTTATATGCAGCTGACCATCTTCCTTACTTCGCCCGCAGTACCGCTTCGCGCCGCAGTATTTGAATTCCGTGTATACGTTCTCCACATCGAAGGACACCACACCGAGCCAGTATTCTTTCGTTCCGACCTGCACCGGGCCGTAACCGTTCGCCCGGAGCTTTTCCTTGCACCTTTCGTTGTATTCCGATACTTTTTCTTTATCCCATTTATTCGAATAAATACTATCTGTATCAGAATAAAGCCAGTATCCGCCGTGTTCATAATCGATACATTTTCCCAACGTGAACAGGTTTCGCATGGCGTAGGCCGTCACCCATACGCCGATCTGGTACGGCAGAACAGACCCGACACGCTTCACATACTTTTCATATTCCGCTTCAAGGTCCTTGTATTCCGGTATGTAGTCGCCGGTTTCGTAGTCCTCGTTTATGGTATCGCGTACCGGCTTCTGTACGAACAAGCCATAAATGGAATTCAGTTTTGCTTTCGCGATAGCATACAGAACAGGGTCCCCGCCCTTCAAAAATTGCTTATCCCGGAACAGCTCGAAAACGTAGTCTGTTATCCAGCGCGGCAGATAATCTTTCACTGCAACCTGCACCTCCCGGCACAAGTGCTTTTCAAATGTATATTGCTCTGCTATGATGCATGCATCCTGTTCTGTTAGGTATATTTCCGCATATTTTCCGCAAAGTACACGCCCATTGTCTGTGATCAGGTTCGCGGACTTCACGCACTTTGAAAACTGCAGCGCAGGCATTGCAGTAAAATCATCTTTCAAGCGAAAATTGTACAACACCAGCTTAAACATATAGGCATAGGTTTCTGAATTTTCGACTATGTAATTTAACGCACAGTCAGGTCTAGGCCGGAAGCGTTCCGCCGGGTATTTCTCTGACAGCATCACAAACGGATAGGAGCTGGTAAAGTCTCCGCCCTCGATCAGACCATGTTCGGCTTCTTTTATCACCTCTGAAACAAAATGCCGGTTTCCGTGTGTATAGCCGCCGTGGTAAACATATTGTAATATCAGGAATTGCTCCCAGGTCGGGACCAGTCGTAGGAACCAGTTGTGCGCGTTTTCCTCACGGCCCCGGCTGCGCACCTGCTCACGCGGTATGCCGGTCGCGGTGTACGGCATGGAATATATATGCTTGTTCAGTGCTTTCATTGTCGCCGCCAGACATTCAACCCCGGCCAGCGTGTCGTGTTCGATGTATTCCTTTTCGTCCTGGGTGTATCGCTCTTTTTGTCCGCGCAGCTTCTCATAATCCCATTTCCCAACAGCTTTCTGATGCTCTACATTCATATCTTTCGCCCATTTTTCAAGCTTTCGCTGGGCAAGGATAAGAGAATCCCGAAGGATAAGCCCATTTTGGAATTCAATATAAATCGGGTAGTGCGGTTTTGTATTCAGCTGCTTTGTTGGTGTTCCGATCTTCCGAAACAGGAAGCGCCGGATAAATACCCAGTCATAAGAAAGATTATGGAAGTATACAAAAGTGTTTTCACCTTCCATGCTGTCACAGATCCGGGCCAGTGTGTCAGCCAGATCGGACGGCTTCCGGCCCCAGAGCGTCACAAGGTTTCGATCAAATGCCCGGATGGATACCGTCCAGGCAACAACATGATTTTCATGTATGCCGGACCGGTCCTTCTTGCTGGTCTCGGTGTCGGCCATGATGAGTGCATCATTATATGTTGCGTTGGATCCCCGGCCCGCGCGCTTGCTCCATAGGATATTTTTGAGTATGGAATAATCGAAATTTTTGAAGTAGGTCAACTTGTAAGGCAGATTTATATTAAGATAGTCCAGGCGGATTTTATACAGTTTCTCGCGTCTCATGCTCTCCCCTTCACATCAAATCATCCCAATTGAAGCCCTCTACCTTCATCCATCCCTCAATAACTGCGTTTACCTCTCCATCATCGGACAGCTTCACATGGT